AAACACCGCCCCGCAACGTCATCGGACAGATCGCCAAACACGTCGGCGCCATGCTCGACGAGGGCATCGACCCTGACGACGTCCGCCGCGGTGTCGCCGCGTGGATGGCCAAACGGCTGCACCCGTCGACCCTGCCCAGCGTCGTGAACGAGGTCATGAACGGTGCCCGAGCCTCCCCCGGCAACGGCAACGTCATCGCCATCCGCGGCGGCGACCCGCGTCCGTCCACAACAGACGCCCGCGTCGCCCAGGCCCTCGCAGCTGGTGCCCGGGTGCAAGCCGAACTCGACCGACGGGAGGTCACACCGTGATGACACCCACCGACATATCGAAGATCCTCGCCAAGGCGGCCGCGTTCGACCAGCGCACGGTCGGCGACGCGGACATCCTGGCGTGGCTGGAAGCCCTCGGTGATCTCGACCCGGCGGATGCGTTGGCGGCGGTGACCTGCCACTACCAGCGCAGCGAGGAGCGGTTGAAGCCGGTCCATGTGATCGCCGGGGTGGCCGAGATCCGGCGGGAGCGGCGCCGGCGGGACCGGGAGCGCCGGGAGTCGGAGGCTGCCGGGCGGGCGTTGACGGCCGCCGCGAAGGTGCGGGACCGGTCCGCGGACGTCGCCGCGTTGGTGGCCCGGGCCCGGGTGGATCTGCCGCCGGGACGCCTGGACGTGTTCCGCCGCCCGGAGTGGGTTGCGGCTGAGCGTGACCAGCGGTGGGAGCGGGCCGTGGCGGTGGCCGAACCGAACCCGGCGTTTCGTGGTTTGCCGCCGCCGGGTGGCTGGCCGGTTCCGGACGTGTCCGATGTGGACGATGGAGGTGAGTCGGCGTGAGCACACCAACTGTCGGGGAACGTCCCGAGGTCACCGACCCGGCCGCGGCCAGCCGGGCGAGTCTCCTGGCGCTAGCCGACTGGCTGGACACCACCGCGAAGGCCGTCACGGTGGTCGCGGCTGAGCTTGGTGTGCCACCTGGGGATGTGCTGACCGACGTGGATTTGGCGGCGTACCGGTTCGCGCAGGCGTACCTGGCCCGCGACGCACACCAGGCAGGGAGATCGACGTGAGCATCGAGGTGTCCATCGCGGTCAACGACCAGCAGTCCGGGCCGGTCAGTCAACACACCGCCGCCGGGCCGGGGCCGCTGGTCCTGCCGGTGCTGTTCCGGGCGGTGAACGCCGCCATCGTCGCGTACCCGCACGAGCTCGTGGGCTTGCAGGACGCGGCCAGGATGATCGGCGCCGCGCTGACCGCTGCCGGGCAGCCCGCCACCGGGAAGGAGTCGACGCCGTGACCGTGCCGACGATCAGCGAACGGGAACCGGACGTGTGGTCGATCGATGGGCTGTCCCGACAGGACCTGGCCGGCCTGGCGTGCGCCCTGCACGAGTTCGACCGGCCCGGTGCGCTGCTAGCGGCGGGCCCGCGCCTGCTGCGGGACGTCCTCGACGACACGTTCGTGAAGGTGGCTGGGTCGTCGTACTCACTGCGGCGTGCGGCGGTGAGCCCGGATGAGCGCTGACCTGACGCAGTCGCCACCGGAAGTGACCACCGCCGGCCGTTCGGTTGGGTTGAAAGCGATGCTGCGGCTCACCGGCGCCACCCAGCGGCAGGTCGACTACTGGACCCGGCAAGGCTGGATCCACGGCTCCCGACCCGGTTCGGGAAAGCCGCGGGCGTGGCCGGTTGAGGAGATGACCGTCGCGCAGCTCATGGTCCGGCTCATCAACGCCGGGTTCGACCCGGGGCGGGCGGTGTGGCTGGCCCGGTCGGTGCTACCCGTCGCCGGGGGTCGCACGGAGGTTGTGTTAGGGCCTGGTTTGCGGTTGGGGATCGCGCCGGGGGTTGTGGACGTAGCTGTGGATGGGGGTGTGCTGTGACCCGGGGGAAGCGTGGCCGCGGCGATGAGGTGCCGGTGCCCGTGTCGGTGGTTTTGCCGATGGGTGCGGCGTGCCGGCCGGTGCCGTGCGCGACGTTCGTCAACGAGGAGCTGGTGCGTGTCGAGTGGGTGCATTTGGCGTCGCGGTGTGTCGGGCGGTGCGTGGGCACGGTTGAGGTCGTGCCGGTCGCGGATTGGCTGGCGTCATGGTGAACGAACCCGAAATCCCCGACGATGCCGTGCGGGCATACGGCCGGGCCTACGACACAGCGTCGCTGAAGGCGTACGCCGACAACATGGTCGATCTCACCCTGGCAGAGTCGATGGCGATCCGGTCCGGCCTTGCCGCCGCGTACCCGATCCTCGCCGAGCAGATCCGGCGGCAGATCGATGGCGGCCCCGACCATCACATCATCGACCTGCGTGAGGACGGCTGGACGATCCAGCATCCGCTGTCGTGCCGCCCGGACCTGTTCGCCTGCCCCGTCAACCGGGCCGCCGGGCAGGCGTTGACGGAGCCGCCGGATGTTCTCGGCCGGTTCCCGTGCCGTGTCGGTGAAAACGGCAAGTCGCTCATCATCGGCCCCCCGGACGGTTCGCCGTGATGGCGCGGGACGCGTTCGGGCGGCGCGGGAACATCGTCTACCACGACGACAGCACCGCCACCCACACCGAAACCGGCGCCCTCGTCAAGCTCGACGTGTGGCTGCACACCAGCACCGCCACCGACGACCCGTACCCGTGCCGCTGCCAGCCACCCGGCCGCTGCAACCGCCCGACCTGCCCCTGCGCCGGCCGGACCGGGGTGCTCGACCACCTACCCGGGGCGTGCTGCGCGCACCGCCGTGGGGGGTCACGGTGACAACCCGGTCGAGGGTGGTGCTATCCGAGCTGCCGAACCTGCCCCGCGCGGCGTGCAAAGGCATGCCCACGGACCTGTTCGTCGGACCCAACGCCAGCCCCACCAGGGCGAAGCAGGTGTGTGAGGGCTGCCCTGACCGGCGGGCGTGTCTGGCGTGGGCGGTGCCCCGCCCGGACCTGTACGGCATCTGGGGTGGCCTGACCACTGAGGAACGCGCCGCGATGCGCAGACACCCAGGAAGGTCGCGGCCGTGACCGTTCAGCCGTGGTGCTGGTCGTACCGCGCGGACCCACGAGCACGCCCGCTCGCCGACCGGCACTACAACCGGCAGAAGCCCGGCGCGGCCCAGTTCGTCCCGCCTGGTCGGTGCCTCGTACTCCTGACCGAAGACGCTGACGCGCTGTGGGTCACATCGTGGCCACTCGCCGACTACGTCCAACACGCATGGGCAGGCGCGATGGTCAACTCCCTGTTTCGCCGAGAAAACGGCCCGCTCGCATCTCACCTGATCGGAGCGGCTACCGCCGCGACCCGCGCGTACTGGCCGGCGCTGCCCCCGCTCGGCATGGTGACCTTCATCGACCCGAGCAAAGTACGCCACAAACGCGACCCGGGCCGGTGCTACCTGCGCGCCGGATGGCGCTACGCCGGCGAGACCGCCGGTGGATTGCTCTGCCTGCAACTGGTCCCCGAACACTTCCCGGATCCGATGCCGGCCCGCGCGCGCCGCACCAGCCAGATGGCCTTGTTCGACCTCAGTGTCGCGGCTCACCCCGGAAGGTCGCGGTGAACGCCGGTGGCCTTAGCCCGGGAAACGGCCCTCGCCGACGTCGCCGACCACATCGGCGAACTCACCCGACCCACTGTCCACATCCAGGTCCACTGGCTGTGGATCGGTGGGCACGAGCAGCGCCGCGAATACCGGTGGCGGCACCGGTCGCTGCTCGACCAGCTCCGCGCTGCGGCGGACCCGACCCGCGGTGCTGGGCTGGCCACGATCCGGGCGGCGTCCGCGGACCCGCCCGACGCCGCGGACCTGGCGGCGGTGGACTGCCTAGCCGCGATCGCGGAGGGGGTGGCCGGGTGGCGGGGCCAGTTTCAGCTACGCGGCCGCGGCCGGTTGGAGTTGGACCTGTGGGCGCTGGTCGGGGTAGCCGCCACCCGGCCGGCGGCGATGGTCGAACAGTTCGCCGAGGACGTCGCCCGGTGGCGGTCCTGGGCCCGCACGACCGTCGGGTGGGGCCGGGCCGGCGACGACACCCCCACCCCCGAACCGGATGCGCTGCCCCAAACGGTGACGTGCCCGCTGTGCGGCGCCGCCGACTCGTTGCGGATCCGTCCGACGTCGATGACCGCACGGTGCGCGGCGTGCCGAGCCCGGTGGACCCCGGACAACATCGGGCTACTCGCCCGCCATATCCGCGGCGACACCGTCACCTGAACCGGATCACCGTTACCGATCAGAGGAGAGACCCATGCACGGCTGGTGGTGGCACCTGTTCCACGATCCGATGCGCGACAACCCGTGGAGCCTCGTGGCGCTGATACTCGCACTCGCGACCATCGGGGCGCTGCTCTGGTCGCAGCCATGGCGGATGCTCCGCAGGCGTAAACCGATGATCGTCCGCTCAGACGCGGGTCATCACGGCGCGTTGACGATGTTCGCCGAGCGCGATACTTTGGCCGTGGAAAACCCTGCCCCAAGGCGGGGTTTCTCCCATTTTCCGGTCACTGACAGTGACTGTCGAAGGCCACCGACAACCCCGTACCTGGACCCCCGCGCCCGACCTGCGTGGGGAGGGGAGCGCGCCTGTGCTCGTCAAAGACCGGTACCCGCCCGGCGCGCCTACCGCGCCGCCACCCGGCTGGCACCGATGTGCGGCCCGGGGCTGCCCCTCCCGGCTCCCCGCACCAGGCCGGCTGTGCCCCGCCCACGGCGACGCGACGCCCGGCGACCTGGCCCCCGACATTCCCGTCCGGGACGTGTTCCCGCTGACCACCCCGAACTGAGGCTGCCGTGACCAACGACGTCCACGTCGCTTTGCTGCCAATGAGGCCCGGCGGCGGCCGGCATGTTGAACACGACCCGGCCAGCCGCGCCCACGACATCGCCCGGACCGTTCCGGCGCAGGTGACGGTCGAACCGATGCTGTGGTTCCGGCACAGCCCCATCCTGGATCAGGCCCGGCTCCGTTCGTGCACCGGGAACGCGATGGCCGGATGGATGGCGTGCGAGCCGCACTGCACCACCGACGCGGCCGGTGCCCGGTTCACCGAAGACGTCGCCGTGGACCTGTACTCCCTCGCCACCAGATATGACCGGGTCCCCGGCGAGTACCCACCCACCGACACTGGGTCGACCGGCAACGGCGTCGCGAAAGCGGCCCGGAAGATGCAACTGATCCGGTCGTGGTCGTGGGCGTTCACCACCACCGCTCTGCTCCGCACGCTGATGATCGGGCCGGTCATTGTCGGCACCGACTGGACCGATGACATGGACTACCCCGACGACGACGGTGTGATCACCCCGACCGGGGCGCTTGCCGGCGGCCACGAGTACCTAGTCCGCGGTTGGGACGGCACTCACCTGGTTTGTGACAATTCTTGGGGTTCGGGCTGGAACCCAGTTCTGGGGGGATCGTTCAAGCTGACCCTGGATTCGTGGGCAATGCTGCGGGCCCGCGCCGCGGATGTGACGGTGCCGCATGTCTGAGCACGCCGAAGGCGCGTCGCTGAGCTGGGCCGACGAACTGCGGGAGTGGAACAAAGCCGGCCCGCCCGACCTGGACCTCGAACCGCCCGTCCCGGTGGAACGGTTCGAACTTGCCTCGGTTGTTCTGTCCCGCGATTCGCACACCCGGGAGGTCCACGCCGAGGTCACCGTCCGGGACCGGATCACCGGCCGGCGGTACACCGTCCCCGGCGGGCCGATCCAGGTCAGGAACGGGTGGGTGGTGCGGTGAACCCCGACGATGTGCAGCCCGGCGACGTCATCCTCGTGCAAATCCGCGACGGGTCGTGGCTGACCAAGCTGTCGGCGTGGGCGATCCGGGTCGGCGCGGTCCTCACCGGCCAGCCATCGGACTGGAACCACGTCATCGTCGCCCACCACCACGACGAACACGGCGTCTACTACGGCGCGCAGGGCCAACCCGGGCAGGTCGCGTGGGTGCCCCTCGAACCGTGGCTCGCCGACGCCGTCACGTTGACCAACGCCGACCAGCCCAAAACCGTCGAACAGCGGCAGCTGATCTGCGACGCGGTGCTGCCGCTGGTGGAGGTCGCCCGCTACGACTGGACCGCGATCGCCGCGGACACGGGTATCGCGTTCGACGCGGCCCGCCACGTCAGCCCACTGTGGGGGATGATCGACCACTGGGGGCCCGGCGTCCCCGGCCATGTGATCTGCTCATCGCTCGCCGACTACGCCTACGAACGGGCCGGGCTCGCGTCGCCGGCCGCGGACCGGTTTTGCACCCCGGCCGACTGGAGCCAGTTCATCGAGCGACGTCAGTGGGAGAAGTGATGGAACCGGTGCGGTGCGAACCGATCGACAACGGCGGGGAGCCGCTCACCGTCCACTACGCAGAAGTGCAGCTGTCAAACGAACAGGCCGCCGCCCTCGCCTCAAACGTCGTGACGAACCTGATGACCAAGGTGGACGCCGGGGCTCAACTGTTCTTCGCGTTGTATCACCACCCGAAGGTTCGGGAACTGTTCGGCAGCGAGTACATGTCCAACGGGCTTCGGAAGGCATACACCGCCGGGGAGCGGGCCTACCTACCCAGACGTTCGGACGGGGGCCAATGATGGGCGGGCCAGCGCAGCAGATCCCGGTGGAAGGCGCCGCCGCGCCCATCGTGTGCCCCGACGGTCAGATGCGGGTCGCGTTGACCCTCCGCGCCGGCATGCAGGTGACGCTGATGCTCGAACCCGACCAGGTCGAGCCGTTCATGGCGTCGTGGTCGGCGCAGGCCGTGAACGCGGCGGTGGAGGCCCGCCGCTCGCAGACCGGCCTGATCGTGCCGGGCAATGGTTCGCTGCCGGCGTCGCTGATGCGCGGACTGAGCCACATCGCGGCGAATGGACACGGCGGCCTGTGACCTCGAATCGGGCACGATACGTTGAGGCGCCCACCGAGTACGCCGACCCCAAGCCAGCGGTGTTCCTCGCAGGCGGGATCACCGGCTGCCCCGACTGGCAGGCCGAGGCGTACGACGCGCTAGCCCACCTGCCGATCGCGGTGCTTAACCCCCGCCGTGCCGACTTCCCGATCCACGACCCGAACGCCGCGCCAGCGCAAATCGGCTGGGAGTACCGGCACCTGCGTCGCGCCGACGTGGTGGCCTTCTGGTTCCCCGACAGCGGGCCGGTCGTTCAACCGATCGCGCTGTACGAACTCGGCGCGCACGCCGCATCCGGCAAGCCGATCGCGGTTGGCACCGACCCCGGCTACGTCCGACGGTCCGACGTGGTGCTGCAACTCCGCCACGTCCGACCCGGCCTAATTGTGCACGACGACCTACGCGCGGTGTGCGATGAGGCGAGCAACCTACTGGGTACGCGGTCGTTGCAATCTACGCAGCACCGTTGATGAGACGGTTTGCTCACTTCACGCTGATTGGCGCGGTCGTGGTGTGCGCCGCGTGCGCGGCACCCGCACCCGCAGCCCGACCGCACCCAACGCCCGACCCCTCCGCGCTGCCGAGCACAAGTCCAACAACCGGTCCCGACGTCCCCGCCGACCTGCTCAACCCCGACGTCACCCAGGCCACCATCACGCGCACCATCTGCGTCCCCGGCTGGACCGCCACCATCCGACCCCCGGCCGCCTACACCGGCGCCCTGAAACGCCGCCAGCTCGCCGCCGCCGGCTGGCCCGACCGCAACCCCGCGCACTACGAAGAAGACCACCAGATTCCCCTTGAACTCGGCGGTCACCCCCGCAACCCCGCCAACCTGTGGCCAGAGCTGAGGGTCCAGTTCGGTGGCCACGCTGAGGACAAAGACCGCGCCGAGAACGCCGGGAAGAAAGCCGTGTGCGCCGGGCGGCAGACCCTCGCCCTTGCCCAGGCCACCATGTACCACGACTGGCCGACCAGGTAGCCGAAGGGGCCGCCGGCTCACCATTCCGACGACCCCCCAGCAACCCCGAACACCCATCATACGAGAAGCCGGTGGCCGCCGCGGTCAAGCCGCCGCCCGATAAGAGCGTCTACTGAGGCATGGGTGGATCCCACCGATTCTCGTACGCCACGATCATTGCCTCTTCCAGCTCGCGTTGTGTTGCGCCTTCAACGGTGTACACCTCAACCCGGCGGGACACGTCCCAGCCAATGAGCCGACCGCTCACCGGTACCATGCGGTAGCGGACCGGGTCGGGTAGCGCCAGGAGATCCGGCGGAACATCGAACAGGGCGCACACGTCGATCGGTGGAGCGACGTTCCACACAGGGGGCAGCGGCAGGTGCATGGCCCGCAGGTCGCAGTGCCACGGCCCGCCGATGAACGGCACCACCTGACATCCGTGCCGAGATGACTCGACCACAGGGCGTCTTGTCGGCGTGGGTGACTCACGCATGAGCCGGCGCGCCGTCTCTGGCGGGGTAGTGCAGAGCGCGCAGCGACAGGCCGTCGCGGCGGTCTTGTCGGGGTCCGGCGTCCACCGCATCGCGTCGCCGCTGGTGTTACCGGCTAACGCGTTGTCGATCAGTTCAAGGGTGGCATCGGGGCGATGCTTGTCCACGGTGCCGAGTATGACCGGCCCGCGATCCGGCTAGCCGCAGATCCCGTGATGCACCACCCGAGCGTTACAGGGAGCGGGGCGCCGCAATGATGATGCGCTCCCGGCTTCAGAAGCTCGTCACGAACCCCCACGCATGGATGATCTTCCACGGTGTCAACGTGGCCAAATGGGTGTTCCTGTTCGTCCCCGGCATGTGGCTGTGGCGCGACTCGGTGCCGTTCCTGATGTACGTCTCCCTCGACACCGCGTTGGCCGGTGCGCTCGCCGGGTTCGGCACCGCGCTGGCCGCCCGGAAGGCCGACCCCGAAGATCCCCTCTGACAGCTCAACCAGCTGGAGCGGCTCCAGTGCCGGTACAGCGCGACCGGATCGCCGTGTTCCCCGGAGGTGTTGCGTGAGTCCGCTCAACATGGCGCTGTGGATCGTCGGGATCATCCTGCTCGCCGTAGCCGCGGTCGCCGCCGCGGCCAAGTTCGACCGGTGGCCGGCGATTGCCCTGTCCGCCGCGACGTTCCTGACCGCGGCGTACGCGTGGCATGGCCTGGCGGCGCACGAATGAGCGTCGGGGAGGACCGTCGGATGACCTACGACAGCACCGCCGACACCCTGCGACACAGCCTGCGCGTCGGTGAACTCATAGGCCAGCCGATCCGGGAGATGATCGACCGCTCCGTCAAGCACGACCTGAGCAAAACCGAAGACCCAGAACTGTCCGTGTTCAACGAGTTCACGCCGAAGCTCAAGGACTCCACGTACGGCTCCGACGAGTACAAAGGCTTCCTGGCCGCGATGGGCGAGGGGCTGGCCCACCATTACGCCGCCAACCGCCACCACCCGGAGCACTTCACCGACGGCATTGACGGCATGACGCTGGTTGACCTGCTGGAGATGCTCGCCGACTGGAAGGCCGCCACCGAACGGCACGCGGACGGCAGTCTCGACAAGAGCCTGGACATTCAGCGGGACCGGTTCGGGATCGGTGACCAGCTCGCCCAGATCCTGCGGAACACCGCCGAACACTTCGGCTGGGTCCGATGACTAGCCAGGCGAACGCGGTCAGCGATGGGCGCGTTCTGTACCAGGAAGCGCCATACCCGACGGCGCTGGAGATGCTGGTTGGACAACTCCGCTACAAGGCGGGGTGGCGTTTCTGGCTCGCAGGCCTTGACCGCGGTCAGGGCAGCAAAGGCTTGACGCTGGTCATCAACATCGAGACACCGGACAGCTACCAGCCAGACAAGACGATCTGCGTCGATCACTACATGCTGGTACCGCCGGCCGCCTACGACATGCGGTCGTGGCGACGGTGGCTGTTTGATCAGATCCTGATGGTGGAGCGACACGAGGCGTGCGAGTTCTTTCGGTTGGTGATGCGCGGCGAGTTCGTGCGGAGCGACGGGACGCGCACGTCCGAGCTTGTCGAGCGGCCCTACGCTCCAAGTCACGGACCTGGATCAGATCCCTATCTGGTACGCGAGATCGGCACCGACGAGGACCGGCGGACCTCGTTCCGCGGTGAGATGAATCCCTCGGCGACTGAATGACAGGCAGGCTCTGGCGACTACTGGCCCGCCGTCGGCTGCGTACGCTACCGCCATGAGCACCGACACCCAGCCCGACACCACCCCCATCGGCTGGTTCGAACCCGCAGACAACGTATGCGCCGCAGTCGTCGCCATCGAATTCCAAGGCGCCACGTACGAACTGCGCTGCGAAAACGACGCCGGCCACGACCCCGTTGGTGAGCCACACACCGGCACCGTCCAATGGGTCGACGCCCCAGAGAACACCGATGGTCCCGATCCGACCTGACTGGGTGATGGTCGGATTCCCCGCCCGCACCGACCTCGTCCCCTGCCAACCCGGGCAGGTCGCCATCCTGGCCAGCACCAAACTCAGCCAAGCGCAGCTGGAGTACACCGCCCGCTGCTACGACTTCACCGACTGGGAACAGTTCCGCAGCCAGTTCAAACCGCACTACACCCTGGCCGTGGAACTCGACGACTTCGTGGTCGTGGTCGCCGACACCTACCTCGAAGCGCTCGCCGAACTGCTGCGAACGTGGCGGCCCGACACCGCCGAGCCGATCACCTCGGCCACACCGAACCGGTTCCTGACGGCAGGCCCCGCAGCGGGTTCCGATGGCTGAACTCGGCATCGGGGACATCGCCGCCGAGGTCGTCCGGTACACCTACCGGCCCGGCTGGACGTTGCGGATCATCCTGACAAGGGCGACAGGCTACGCCGTGCCCCACGGCCCCGACTGGTATGAGGCCAGCCTTCAGGTAGACGCCGAGGTCGACGACGCCCGCAACCCCGGCCGCCGGTTCCGACTATGTGCGCAGTTCCCGGTGCCGTACTTCGTCGCGCACGACATCGCCGGGTTCCGGCACTGGCTCGCCAGGACGCTGCAGGACCTGGAGATCCACGAATCGCGGGAATGGCTCCGCTACGACGGGGAACTGGTCGACGATCCCCACAGGAGAGAGGCCAACCCATGGCCTACGCCACCGAGCCCAACCACCCCGGTAGGCGAACACCACGCGGCGCCCGATACGAAGCGGCCAAAGCCGTAGTACGGCAACGGGCCGTGGACGGCGAACCCTGCTGGTTCCGCCACGACCCGCGCTGCCCCGGCGGGTGGAACTGGGCACTGCCCGCCAACCACCGCCACGCCCAGACCGCCCACCACCTCGACCGGATCATGGACGGTGGTGACTGGGTGGCAGACCCAGACCGGATGGCACCCGCACACCGAGGGTGCAACGCACGCGACGGGCTACGCGCCCAGAACGCCCGCCGCGCAGGTGCAGTCACGCACGTACGCAGGTGGGTCGATGCACGTGAGTGCACGAGCAGGACATGGTGAACGGCTACCATACGTAGTCATCACGCGGTGTGGCTGAGCTACCACGACGACTACGAACCGTGAAGCCGTGACGCGGCGTGACGCATGGATGAGGTTTATGCATCGCGCCATGCATAGTCATACATAGACGTAGCGCTATCCCACCCACGTAACAACGAGCGTCTATGCCCACTGTCCAACATGGACCACACGCAAGCCGCTGACCTGCACAAACACGGAGGGGGCGGGGTCAGTTTGCAGATTACACGAGGTTCCGGAGGCAAGCCTCGCATTCCTACCCCCCCTTCATGAATTTTATGCAAGATCGCTGTGAGGGTACCCGCCGATGGTGACTGACGGTAAGGACGGGGCGGAGACGCCGGCCGACGTTACGGACGGTGAGATGCTGCGGGCTGTGACGGCGGTGGTCGGTGCGTTGGGTCAGTTGCGGGGTGAGCAGGTGACGTTGGCGGCGGCGGCGCGCGGTCTGGCCAGGGATTTCGACGATGGTCGTGGGGTTGCGGAGAACGTGGCCCGCGAGTTGCGGATCACGGTGCACGAGTTGGTGGGGTTGCGGCAGGCGTCGGATGTTGCGGCGCCGCCGGTGGACCCGATCGCGAAGATTCAGGACGATCTCGCGCGGCGACGCGCCCAGAGGAAGCAGGCGACGCCATGACGTTTCCCTCGACTGGTGGCCACGACCCGGAGACCGCGGCGGGTGCGGTCGACGATGAGGCGGGTGGTTTGGAGTCGATCCCACCGTCGGGGCATGCGGGTGACGGACCGGGTGTGAACTACGGGATCCCGGACCGGTATGTGGGTCCGGAGGTGCCGGATCAGGCGGCGTTGGTGAACCCGTCGGCGGGGTTTTCGTCGCCCCCGGGTGGTGGGGTGAATCCGCAGGGCGGGCCGTCGCCGTCGCCGGGGTCGGTGCCGGCGGAGCGGTATGACCAGGCGCCGGGGAACACGTCCAAGGGCAACCCGAGCTACTGATGGGCGACGCCGGCCCGGTGTTGATGGGCCGGCAGGAGCCGACGTTTTGTTGGGTGCCGCCGTACACGTCGACGTTGGGCACGGAGTGCGTGGAACTCGCCGCGGCCGCCGGTCTGGTGTTGGACCCGTGGGAGCGGTTCATCGTCCACGAGGCGCTCGCTGAGGACGCCGCGGGCCGCTGGCAGTTCTTCGAGGTGGGGTTGGTGGTGTCCCGCCAGAACGGTAAGGACGCCATCTTCGAGGCGTTGGAGTTGGCGTGGCTGTTCCTGTTCGGCGACCGGCTGATCATCCACTCGGCGCACCTGTTCGACACGGCGAAGGAACACTTCCTGCGGATCCTCGCGCTGATCGACAACCACGACGATTTTCGGCGTCGGGTGCGGGCGGTCCGTAAGGGCAAGGGCGATGAGCAGATCGAACTGTTGGGCGGGCAGCGGCTGAAGTTCATGACCCGCAAGGGTGGCGCGGGGCGTGGGTTCACCGCCGGGAAGCTGGTCATGAACGAGGCGATGTACCTCGACGCGATGATGATGGCGTCGATGCTGCCGACCTTGGCCGCGATGCCGAACCCGCAGATCTGGTACGGCGGGTCGGCGGGGATGCGCCACTCGACGCAGCTGGCGCAGGTCCGCCGCCGTGGTTACGCCCGCGACGACCCGAATCTGGCCTACTTCGAGTGGGCTGTCGATGAACGCCCCGTCGCCGACGGCGGTGATGACCGGGCCGACCCGCGGTCGTGGGCGAAAGCCAACCCGGGGTTGGGGATCCGCATCACCGTTGAGCATGTCCGTAAGGAGATGGCGGCGATGGGTGGCCCCCTGTCGCCGGAGTTCGGGCAGGAACGTCTCGGGATCGGTGACTGGCCGCTTGAGGACGAGGCGTGGGAGGTCATCGCCGAGGACCGGTGGACGGACCGCGGCGACCCGGGCAGCCAGATACCGGACGGGGCGACGATCGCCCTGGCGTTGGACGCCGATGGTGACCGGGAGGTCGGCACGATCGGGGTGTGTGGGCTGCGGTTGGATGGCCGCCGCCACGTGGAGGTCATCGAACGGCACCGGGGCACGTCGTGGATGGTCGACACGGTCCGGCGGATGGTGGAGCTCACCGCGAAGTGGCGCCCGGTTGTGGTGGTGGTGTTGCCGACGTCGTCGGCGGCGACGTGCGTCGACGCGCTGCGTAAGGCGGGGGTGCGGGTCGAAACCCCGACGGAGGGGCAGTACGCGCAGGCGTGTGGGGCGTTCTTCGAGGCGTTCGCGGAGGCCGACACGGCGCGGCACCGGGGGCAGCAGTCGCTGGACCGGGCGGTCGCCGGGGGCCGGAAGCGGCCGTCGGTTGAGGGCGGCTGGCGGTGGTCGCGGAAGCTGTCCGCGAACGATGTCGGCCCGGTGGTGGTGGCGACGTTGGCGATGTGGGGGCTGGCCACGTTCGGTATCGATGTGGTCGAGCCGTGGGCGTTCGACGGGTCGCAGTTGCAGGCACCGGCGGTCCCGGCCGGCACGGTGACCGGTCGGGGCGCGGCCGCGCTCGCCGGGGCGCGTCGAGGTAACCGGGCGGGGGACGGGTGAACTGGTGGCCGTGGCGCCGGCGGGACCGGCCCGTCGCGAGGCAGGCGTGGTTCGACAGTGTCGAACGTCGGGCGGCGTCGATCGATGACTACTTCACGTTCAACGGGGTTGGTTACCAGGGGTCCCCGATGGAGTTGTTGCCCCGCGGGCAGGAACGCGCCGCGGGCGGGTTCGATGGCATCGTCGCGGCCGGGTTGAAGGGCAACTCGATTATCTGGTCGTGTGAGCGGCTGCGGGTCGCGGTGTTCACCGAGGCCCGGTTCCAGTTCCAACGCACCGACGACGGCCGGCCTGGGGACCTGTTCGGCACCCCGGCGACCCGGCTGGACCTGTTGGAGCACCCGTGGACGAACGGGACGACCGGGGATTTGCTGGCCCGTACGTTGCTGCACCGCGACTTCAACGGCAACGCGTATGTGTGCCGCCGGCCGGTCGGTTTGCGGGTGCCCCGCCCCGACTGGGTGACGATCATCCTGGGGTCGGAGGCCGGGCCTGGTGACCCCAACGACCTCGACACCGAACTGCTCGGCTACTGCTACTGGCCGGGTGGCGTCAACTCGGGTAACGACCCGGTCCCGTTGCTGCCCGACGAGGTCGCCCACTACGCGCCGATGCCCGACCCGGTCGCCCACTACCGGGGCATGTCGTGGCTGAACCCGATTCTTTCGGAGATGCAGGCCGACACCGCCGCGACCGAACACAAGCTGCAATTTTTCCGTAACGGCGCGACGATGCAGACGATCGTCACGGTCGATAAGGACCTTTCCGAGGACGCGTTCACCCGGTTCATGCGCAAGTTCAACGCGGCGACGCAGGGTATCCAGAACGCCTACAAGACGGTGTACGTGGCTGGTGGCACCGACGTGCAGGTGACCGGCGCGACGTTGCGGCAACTCGACTTCAAGGTGACGCAGGGGGCGGGGGAAACTCGCATCGCGGCGGCGGCGGGCACCCCACCGATCCTGGTGGGCTTGTCGGAGGGACTGTCGGCCGGGCAGTACAACATTTACGGGCAGGCGAAACGGGCGTTCGTCGATGGGACGTTGCGTCCGGAGTGGCGCAACCTGTGCGGCTCCCTGGAGACGTTGGTGACCCCGCCGCAGGGTTCCCGGTTGTGGTACGACGACCGGGACATCGCCTATTTGCGCGACGATCAGACCGATTCGGCCCAGATTTTGCGGGAGAAGGCCTCATCCATCGAGATTCTGGTCCGGGCCGGCTACAAACCCGACGCGGTCATCGCCGCGGTCGAAGCGCAGGACATCGGGCTGCTGGAGGGCCAGCACACCGGGCTGTACTCGGTGCAGTTGTTGAAGCCGGGTGAGGGCACCATGACGTCCCCGCCGCGCCCGACGGTGCGGATTACCGAGACGGCCGCTGACGGGGTCGCTGTGGAGCAGCCGGGCGGCGACATCGGCAAGGCACCTGCGTCCGCGACCGGCAAGGCCAACGGTAAGGCGCCGACGAAGGCAGGAGCGTGACATGACGTCCGAGGAACTGGCGCTGTGGCCGAGCATCATCAGGCGGGCGTACACGATCGACGACGCCGCGGTGCAGCCGGGACGGGTCACCTGCGAGTCGTGCAGCCGGGACGCCACGGGGCGGATGGTCGACGCGTACATCGCGCCGTTCAACGAGGACGCCGAGGTCAACGACGAGCACGGCCACTACATCGAGTCCATCGACCCATCGGCGTGGAACAAACGACTCGCGGACCTGTCCCGGTCGGCGGTGGGGATCCGCTCGGTGGGGGTGTACTACCACCACGGGATGACGATGTATGGGACGCCGAGCGAGGTCGGGTCGGTCCCGATCGGGCACCCGTCGGTCATCCGGGCAGACGGCCGGGGCCTGTTCTCCTCGACGCATTACAGCCGGGACGAGTTCGCCGACCGGATCCTGGGCGGCATCCTCGACGGGAACATCGGGGGTCAGTCGTTCACCGGCCGGATCATCCGTTCGGACCCGGACCGGATCCCGCGGGTCCGACGCAGCGGGGAACTCCCCCGGGTCCGCCGCCTCGAGTTCGGGTTGGCCGAGTACGGCCCGACCCCCGTCCCCGTCTACGCCGGCACCCCCGTGATGGCCGTGCGCGCGACAACCCCGGGCCAGCACCCCGACGGCGACGACGCCGGGGCCGCTGGTGCCGCACCTCCACGCCCACCGGGCGCCGGGGCCGAGGAGCCGCACACCGTTCGTGCACTCCGGTCGGCACAAGAGATCCGGCGGCAAATCCGCCGGTTCCAGGTGCTGGAAGGAACACACGGACATGGAGGCATACGGCCTTAGGCCGCACATCGTCGGCTACAACCGGCGTGGCTGCCCGATCTGGGCGGTGCAGGGCGGCGCCCCGACCCGGCTCGAAGAGATCGAGACCCGGATCAGCGAAATCAAAGATGAGCTCGCGGCGATCGCGAAACTGCCCGACCCGGAGGGCGACGACGAAGTCCAGCGGGCGCAGACCCTCGACGACCGGGCGTCGCTGACCGACGAGCTGCTCGACGAACACGACCGGCTCGACACCGAGGCCACCCCGATCCGGGAGCGGGAAGCCCGCCGCGGCCGGGTGTTGCAGACCGCGATGGACCTGCACCGTAACGGCGCGCCGGGGGTGTCCGCGCAGTGGGGCGACAACCCGTTGACCGATCAGGGTCAGGCCGGCGGCAGCCGCGACCATTCGGTGCATGTCAAGTCGGCGGGGCGGATCACCTACCCGTACCGGGATTTGGACGCGGTACGCACCCGGACGATTTCTGACACGGAGATGGTGGCGCGGGCCCGCACCGCGATCGACATGGCGCCGGACTACATGCAAGACGACCACCGGGAGCAGGCCGAGGTTCTGATCAAACGGGCGTCGCGGAAGCAGAAGCCGCTGTTCGCGCAGCACATGTTGCTGACCGGCTCCGAGGCGTACACGGAGATGTTCACCAAGTACATGCTCAGCCCCAACGACAACGCGCAGCGGGCCGCGCTGAGCCTGACCAACGCTAACGGTGGCTACCTGGTGCCGTTCACCCTCGACCCGACGATCATCTTGACGAACACCGGGTCGGCGAACCCGTACCGGCAGATCTCCAACATCAAACGGACCGCGACGAACACGTGGAACGGTGTGGCGTCGACCGGCATGAACGCGGCGTGGCTCGCTGAGGCCGGTGTCGTCGCCGACGCGTCACCGACGTTCTCGAACATCGTCATCACCCCGCAGAAAGCCTCCGCGTGGGTGTTCGGCTCGTACGAGATCCTGGAGGACTCCGACTTCGAGACGGAACTGCCGGCGCTGCTCGCCGACGCGAAAGACCGACTGGAGGAGGCCGCGTTCGCGACCGGCACCGGGTCGGGTCAGCCGAAAGGCATCGTCACCGCCGCGACGACGCTGTACACCGGGGCGGACACCACCGGGCACACCATCGCCGTCGCCGACGTGTACGGCATCCAGGCGGCGCTGCCGGCCCGGTTCCGGCGCAACGCGTCGTGGGTCGCCGGGATTTCGTTCATCAACCGCGCGAGGCAGCTCGACACCGCGGGTGGGTCCAGCTACTGGACGAACCTGGGGCAGGGGCAGCCCGAGCGGCTACTCGGCGGCGGGATCTACGAGTCCACGACCGTCGCCGCGCTCGTCGGCGGTGCCGGCAACGCCGGCGACAAGGTCGCCGTGTACGGCGACTTCGCGCAGTACGCCATCGTGGACCGGATCGGCATGAGTGTGATGTACGAGCCGATGGTGAAGGACACCACCACCGGTCGGCCCACCGGCCAGGGTGGCTGGTTCGCGTTCTGGCGTGTGGGCGCGGACGCGCTGGTTCCTGGCGCGTTCCGGACGATGAAGACCGGCTGACCGTTTCAACGACGCGACACGCCGGACGGGGAAGGAACACGCGACATGCCAGCACTCGACCAGGGCAGCGGTAACCAGCCCGGCACGTACCTCGGCGCGACGCTGGGTGGGCAGGGCGCCGCGCGGACGTTGCCGCCGTTGACAGCGGTGGTCGCCGGGACGGCGCTGAACACGTCAACGACCCCCACGTCGATCCTGCCGGCGGCGGCGAAAGCGGTCCTGCCGGCGAACTCGCTGACCGTGGGCCGGGTGTTGCGGATCATCGCGACGGGTGTCGCGTCGTGCATCGTCACGACCCCCGGCACGCTGACCCTCGACGTGCGGTTGGGTGCGGTCGTGGCGTGGAACGGCGGCGCGATCGCCCTGAACACGACCGCGAAGACGAACGTGTCGTGGCGGCTGGACGCGTTGCTGACCGTGCGGGCGGTCGGGTCGGGCACGTCGGCGAACCTCATC